CTGAGTTCTTTCACGCCGTGCTCGGGCCGCAGGTCGCTGCGCGCGGCGCCTGGCGGGTCGAGGCGCGGGCGCTGGCCGCCAATGAATTGGCGCTGCGCTGGCTTGCCCGGCTGGGCGCCACTGAACGCTGCCGGCTGCCGGGTTACGGCAGGAACGGCGAAGATTTCATCCTGTACGACTGGACAAGAGAAAGCTGGAACCATGTGCCTCTTCCAAAAACCACCCGCCTTGAAGCCACTGCCACCGACACCGACCATTGCCGACAAGGACGTGCAGGCGCGCGAAGCCGCGCTCCGGGCTGAGCTCGAGCAGCGCCAGGGAACGCTGAGCACTGTCAAGACCGATCTGTCGCCCGGTGATCTCACCGGCCAGCGCCGCGTGCTTCTGGGGGTGTGAAATGGGCGCGATGAAACGGGTGTTCAGGAGCCGGGGCGGCTGGCCCTGGTGGTATTGGCGGCGTCTGGCGCGGCTGGTGAAGCGGCGGCAGGGGTAGCGCCAAGCAGGCCCCCCTCTGTCCTGCCGGACATCTCCCCCTCAAGGGGGGAGATTGGCTATCATGGCGGCTTTCGCCAATCTCCAGCGTTGAAGAAGTGAGCTATCGGCGAAGCTGCCAATCTCCCCCCTTGAGGGGGAGATGTCCGGCAGGACAGAGGGGGGTGTTCAAGCGCCGGCGCTGAAGCCACCTTGAGGGCTCACTCCGGCTTATGCGCAAACGCCCAGACCATCAGCGGGTATTCCTCGTCGTTGCTCAAATCGCGCCATAGGCCGTAGGCGCGCACTGGGCCGCCGATATGGGCTTTGGCGCAGGCTTTGTTGCCCCAGCCGAACACTTCTATGTCGGCTTCGGCGAAACCGCCTTCGACCATCACCTGCTTCAGGCCGGCGGGGGTCCAGCGGTTGTAATCGTGCGGCCTGGCATGCACCCTGAACAGGAACGGCGTCGCCACCATCGCCCAGCCGCCCGGCCGGGTCATGGCATGGATATTCTGCGCCGCGGCGAGCGGGCGCTGCACATGCTCCAGCACCTGGTCGGCGATGACGACTGAGTATTGCCGGTCGGTGCGGTCCTTGCAGATGTCGAAATCGGGGAAATCGACCGAGGTATAGTTGGAGCACATCGTCTTCCAGTAGCGGTTCCAGCCGGGCGAGACCTCGATCACGTCAGATGATTTGCGGCCGTCCGCCTCAAGAAACGCGGTGAACGCCTCGATCTGCCTGATGCGCAGCCAGTTGCGGGAATCGTAGCCGATCAGCCGCTTTGCAACCTGCTTGCTTCGCCTCGTCAGGGCACCGGGTAGGCTCTCCGTCATTGTCACATCGACCTCCTTAAAGACCCGCCGCGCCTCCCTTGAACATCGCAAAAGCGGACAAAATTCGACCGCGCTAAAATAAGCTGAGATCACCGAAGAAAGATTGCCATGACGAGCGATTCCCGTGCCCACGATATCCTGTCGCGACAGGCCGAACTGGAGAGCGAGCGCAGCCAGTATGAGGCTGTCTGGGAGGCGGTGTCGGAATTCTGCGATCCCGATGCCCCCGACATCTGGAGCGGCCGCCGGCGGTCCGGCGCGGGCCCACAGGCCGAACGGCAGGAGCGGCGCGGTGCCCGTGTCTACGCCAACACGATCAACTCGGCCGCCAACCGGCTGGCCGCCGGGCTGGAAAGCCTGATCATTCCGCAGTCGGAAAAATGGCACGGGCTGTCGACCGCCGCCATGAATGACGAGGAGAGCGACGAGGAAAAGGAATGGGCGGAAGCGCTTCGCGATTTCCTGTTCTCTCTGCGCTATTCCGCCAATTCGAATTTCGTGCCGGCGACGCAGGCCTGCCTGCGCAATGTCGTGCGCTACGGCCCGGCCTATCTCTATGCCGAGGAGGATTTTGGCGGCACGCTGATCCGCTATGCCTCGATCCCGGTGGTCGAGGGTTTTCTCTCGCGCAACCGCTGGGGTCAGGTCGATATTTTCCACCGCCGCTATGAGCGCACCGCGCGGCAGGCGGCGCAGCTGCTCGGCTATGAGAAGCTGCCGGCACGGATCAAGATGCTGGTCGACGACCCGGCCAAATGCGAAACGAAGATTTCGCTGATCCAGTGCATCCAGCCGCGCGACGAGCGCAAGATGTACCGGTTGGGCGGCACCTACCAGTATCTCGACACGGCATTCGCCTCCTATCACGTCATCGAGGACGAGGAGGTCATCGTCAGGGAAAGCGGTTTCCGCTCCTTCCCGGTGTCGTGCTTCAACTGGCGCCGCTACGAGGGCGACCCCTATGGCATCTCGCCGACCATCGAGGCGCTGACCACGGTGCGCGAGGAAAACGCCGTGCGCCGCTCCGGCCTGCGCGCCCTGCAGCAGATCACCGATCCGGCGACCGCCTCGAAGGCGCGGCTCGACTATGTGCCGGTGCTTAATCCCGGCGAGAATTATCCCGGCCTGATCGACGACCAGGGACGGCCGCTGATCGCGCCGATCGCCACCGGCCAGAACCCGACCTATGCGTTCAATTATGCCGACAGCCGGGCCGAGGAGATCCGCGACATGATGTTCGTCAATCTGTTCCAGACGCTGGTGCAGAACCCGCAGATGACGGCGACCGAAGCCTTGATCCGGCAAGAGGAGAAGGGCGCGCTGCTCGGACCGTCCGGCTCGATCATCCAGGCGGGTTTTGCCTCCAACCTCGATCGCGAGCTCGGCATCCTCGAGGACAAAGGACTGTATGAGGAAGACAGCCGCTTCCTGCCGCCGGCGAGCCTGGCCGGCAAGGCGGTGCGACCGACCTTCACCGGGCCGCTCGACGTCCTGCGCCGCTCGGCCGAGGCGCGCGACACCATCCAGGTGGTCACCACGGCCATGCAGATGGCGCAGTTCGATCCCGGCGTCATGGACAATATCGACGGCGACGAGGCGCTGAAGATCGTCCAGAGCGCCGGCCGCAGCCCGCAGCGCATCTTTCGCCGCCAGGACGAGGTCGCCGGTATCCGCGACGCCAGAGCCAAGGCTCAACAAGCCCAGGCTGGCATGGCGGCGATCGCGGCTGCCGGCAAGGCCGCCAAAGATGCCGTGCCGGCTGCCGTGCAGGCACGCGACAGCGGCCTGCTCGATGGTTTGCAAGGCATGCTGCAGGGTGGTCAGCCTGACATGCCGGGCGGCCCGGCTGCGCCGGGTGCCGGCGCATGAGCCGCAAACGTTTCGCCCATTCCGGTCAGGCCGGTGGTCCGGCGAAAGCGCGCGATGCGCTGACCAGGGCTTATCTCAGGGTGTTCTCCGGCCAGGACGGTGAGATGGTGCTGGCCGACCTCGCGGCCGCCACCGGCTATTACCGCCGCCCGTCCTATGGCGAGTGGCTGGCCAGGACCAAGGCGCCGAACGGCTTCGAACTGCACAGCGCGCTAAGCAACGCGCGCGCCGAAGTGGTGCAGCATATTATGGGGTTCCTGATGCTGGACGAGGCGCAGCTGGCGGCGCTGGAGAAGGCGGCGCGGCTGGAAAGCAAGTGATCCCTTCTCCCCTTGTGGGAGAAAGTGGATCGGCGCTTTAGCGCCGAGACGGATGAGGGGTGTTGGAAGAAATGAGAGGCTGGCTACCGAGTCACCGATCTGGACGAGGTGTGCGCCAAGCTGGAACACCCCTCATCCGGCCCCTTCGCCTTCTCCCACAAGGGGAGAAGGGAAGACCAGCGCCGGCGCTACGCTCAATAATTGCCGTCGTAGTAGCGGTCGTCGCAAGGGGCCGTGTAGATGCGGCCGCTGTTGCGATCCTGATAGCGGCAAAGCTGTTCGCCGCGCCGTTGCGGCGTGGTCGCACTGCCCACCACCGCACCGAGCAGGGCGCCGCTGGCTGCGCCGATGACGGTGCTCTTGGTATTGCCGCCGATGGCCTGACCGACGAGCGCGCCGCCGGCTCCGCCGATCAGCGCGCCGGTTCCGGCTCTCTGCTGCCCTTCGGTCTGCGCACACCCTGCCAGCACGGCAGTCAGAAGCGCGGCGGCAATGGCTTTCTGCATGGTCATTTGGAGTTCTCCTTTAAAGCCTTGGGTCAATGCTTTGCCACGTGCGGTCGCATTGCGGCGGAACAGGGGCACCATGCCTCACGAAATAAGACATGGTTTCTTTCGTCTTGACGGCCCAGGCCTTCCGTTCGGAAAGATCATGGTTAGACAAAAAGATCATAAAGATCATGGTTTAACAAGGCGATAGAGTCAGGCTCTATCGAAATGAATCAGGCTTCGGCCGTGACGAACCCTGCCTGCGGCGGGTCCAGCCGATCCCCCAAATCCCCCCAAGAATGGAGAATGCCATGACCCGAGGTCTTTCCCGGACGCTTTCCCGTGCCGCGGCCCGCGAGGCCGGCTTTGCCCCGCCCAAGGCCGGGCTTGCCGCCAGGACGAGCGGGCAGGGCGGCGCATACCGCACCGTCTTTTCGTTCAACGCCATGCAAGTGCCGGTCACCGATGCGCTTGCCTATGCCAGCCAGAAGCTTTTTGATTTTCTCGACGGCAAGGTGCGCATCAAGGGCGGCACCGCAAGGCTGCAATTCGCCGTGCTGACCACACGCGCCTCGACCATCAACGACAATGCGGCACTCACCTGGTCGCTCGGGTCGGCGGCGGCGTCGAGCGCCGCGCTCGCAGGCACCATGGTCAACGTTCTGGCCGCGACCGGCCGCACGCTGGACGGTGTCGGCGCCGCGCTATCGACCGCATCGGTCGTCGACGTGGCTGCGGCGTTGACGCTCGATGGGACCGCGACGCCGGTCGATCTTTACCTGAACCTGGCGTTCGCCACCGGCACCGACATCGACGCCGATGGCACGCTCGCCATCACCGGCACGATCACGCTGCTGTGGGAGAACTGGGGCGATAACGCGTAGCGTTAAATCTCCCCCTTGAGGGGGAGATGTCGCCGAAGGCGACAGAGGGGGTCGGTGTGACCGGGCGCGACCTCAGCGACAGATGGAGGTTGGCGCTCCACGCGTTGGTACCCCCTCTGGCCTGCCGGCCATCTCCCCCTCGAGGGGGGAGATACTGGACTCCGCCGCCAACTCCTATCATCGGCCTTTAACCTCACAAAAAGGAACATCTCATGACAGATCTGGCAGACGCCGGGTCCGTGGCTGCGCAGACGCAGCCGGCGGGCAACCTTGCACGGCCACCGGCCAACGGGGACAACGGGTCAGCCCCGTCGGCTGCAAAAAGTTGGTTTGACGGTCTTTCCGAAGGCAACCGCAAGCTCGCTGAAACCAAGGGCTGGACCAAGCCTGAAAGCCTCGATCGGGTTTTCACGTCCTATGCGGAGCTGGAACGGCAACAGGGTGAGAGCCTGCGCGTTCCCGCTGCGGATGCACCTGGGGAAGACTGGGACAGGTTCCATGCCCGGCTTCCCCTGGCGATGCGTCCGCTGACATCGCCTGACAAGGTCGAGTACAAACGCCCCGACGGGCTTCCCGAAGACTTCGCCTATTCGAATGAGCTCGCCAACGCCTCCAAGGCCTGGGCGGTCGAAGCCGGCGCCACCCCAAAGGTCGCGCAGGCCTATCACGACAAGTTCGTGGGCTACATGGCCGAGCAGGCCAAGGTGCAGCAGATCGCCCTTGCCCGTTCGGTCGAGGCCACCCACGACGACTTGGTCCGGGATTGGGGACCGACCGACAGCGATGGCTTTCGTAGGAGATTGGAGGTCGCCAACCGGGCGATGAAGAAGCTCGGCCTGGTCGATGCCTATAAGGCGAAGGGCATCCTTCTGCCTGACGGGGCGCTGACCGATCCGCAGATCGCCAAGGCGTTCCACGCCATCGGCGAGGCGATGTTTAGAGAAGACACGATCGACGGCGGCGCGGCTTTGAGTGGAGGCAACCCCTTCAAGCGCAACGCCGCCGGCGAACGCAACCTGACTGATATCTCAGCCCTCGTCAAAAGCGACCCCGCCCGCGCCCGGCGGCTGGCACGCGAGGCCGGCGAAAACCCTGACCTGTGGATGCCCAACAACCCCCTCTAGCCCGTTTGGAAACTCTACTCTGGCGGCCATCTGATGGCATTTTCTGCGCTTCCGGTGCTCACGGACCCCAAAGTCCGCTGCGCTCCGGTTCTCGAAACCACCACCATATGGCTCGCCAGAGCGAGTTTCGAAACGGTCTTTGAGGGATTTGCCGCCAATCAATCCATGAAGGAAGACAAAAATGGCAGACGCCTACACCCGTATCGCGGACGCGATCGTTCCGTCCGTTTATGCACAATACTCGTTCGAGGAGCATGTCCAGTCGCTCGAGATCTACCAGGCCGGGATCCTGTTTTCCGACCCGGCCATCGCCTCGAAGCTTTCCATGGGCGGGCGTTCCGTCGACATGCCCGGCTGGAAGGATCTCGGCAACGATCCATCCGAGCCGGTCAATGACGATCCGGCCGACTCGATCGAGATGAAGAAGATCGGCGCACGCCGCGAGGTCGCTGCCCGCAATGTCCGCGCCCAGGCGTGGGGCATTCCGGACCTGACCTCGATCCTTGCCGGCGACGACCCGCAGAAGCTGATCGTGCGCCGCCAGACCGACTACTGGCAGCGTGCCAACAAGCTGACTCTGCTCGGCATCCTGAAAGGCGTGCTGGCCGACAACATCGCCAATGATGCGGGCGACCTCGTCCGCGTCACCGGTGCTTCCATCGTCGACACCGACATCATCGAGGCCGCCTATCTGATGGGCGACCGCGCCGATAAATTCAAGACGATCTGGATGCATTCGAAGCAGATGAAGGCGCTGAAGCTTGCCGACCTGATCGATTATGTGCCGCCCTCCGAGCAGGGCGGGCCGCTGATCCCATACTACATGGGCTTGCGGGCCGTCGTGTAGCGCGCAAAATCACTTGGCACCTCCGCGCAACTTCATTTGGCAGTAGGTGGTCACTTTGAGCGGCCAAAGAATACCCCTCTCAAAATCCTGTGGTGCTGCGGCTCCGACCGCGCCTTCTAAGCCACGAAGGTGAGGTGGGAGAGCAGATCTTTGCTTTTGACGATTGCGGTGGGATCGATCACGTCGCGCGGCATTGCAAACGAAATTCGCCTTTCGCGTTCAAGGCCAAATCGCCTGGGCTTGCAGAACGTAGTCACGGCGTCAGCGGTGTCGCGAAGGAGGGGAAAGAACTTTTCGGCGACCTTCAACAGTAGCTCGTCGTTCAGAGCACCATACGAATTTTCTTTAAGCACCGCCCGGATCTCACTAGCGGCTGGGTGTTCCAGGCAGAGCATCTTGTGGTCCGAGTAGTGGACGTCGGCGATACGGAAATCCTCCGCGCCAAGCAAAGCTGACAACTTCCGGCAAAACTCATTTAACCCGCTGATTTTCACAAGATTGGTCCCAAACCGACTGCCCATTAGGCGTAGCTCGCTTTTAGGCGCTCTGCTTCCGAGACAGAGCACATAGTTTGAGTAGCCGCCTTCTAAGCCGAGCGTCGTAGAGGAACTCTCGTCATTGAACGCCACAAACCCGAACCCCTCATACTGATCGCGAGCTTCAGGATTTTCTATCCGCCGGTACCGTTCCAACGAAGACACCAAAATCGAACCGCTACGCAAATATTCGATTGCGTCGTCCGGCACATATTTGAAAGCTTCGTCAGCGCCCTCAGGCAGCACGGCGAATGCCCGAAGGATGTCGGATCCCTTGAAAGACAGGCCCTCGATCCCTTGAATGCTCCAAAGGTAGCGCAGAGAAGCTTCGGCATGGCTTCTCTGCTGCTTCAAGGTCAGGGGCAACCCTGCGGCAAGCTCACTCAATACGATCGATTTTTGATCGATCGTGACCCGAAGGCCCCGGTCCTTCAAGAATTCAACTCGCCTCACCCTCTCACCCCGCCAACCTCGGTGAGCGGCTCGCCATCAAAGCCCTGCTGCCACGGCCCGGCGTATTCCTGCCAGTACTCTGGAACGAGGCGCTCTTTGCCGTCCTTGCGAGCCTGAGCGCCATACATCCACGCGTATGGGATGCGCTCCTGGTCCTTTTTAGCGATGGCCATCTTTGTCTCTCTCCCGGAAGTCCATCAGCTTTGCATGGCGGAGCATGGTTTCCCCCCTCAGGGTTTTCACCCGGCCGACCAGGCCGGGCTTCAACCACTCCGCCTTCTCCTTCTTCAGCCCCTTCGGTGGCGGCGCACCGACCTTGCCTTGCACCCGGTCCCACAAGGCCCGTCGCTTGTCGTGCTTGAAGGTGACGGTCGCCGCGCCGACGTAGCGGCCACGATCGGCCATCAGCACTCTCGCCGCCTGCCCTGGGTCTCGCTGAACACCGATGATGTCCAGCTCCTGAACGCCATAGCACTTGATCTTGCGCCAGTTCATTGTCGGCCCGCTCCGATATAGGCTGCCTTTGCGCTTCGAAACGACGCCCTCAAGCCCAGCCTTGTCGGCCAGGTGAAAGACGGCATCACCTGTGCCCGGCATAGCCTCGCTGAATTGAATGCGACCGCCGGCCGGGATCATCTCATGGAGGATATCTCGACGGTCCTCCACCGGCATGTCGCGCAGATCGTGGCCATTCTTGTACAGGATATCAAAGGCCACCAGATAGAGGTTTTGGGCCGGCCATCGACTGGATATGGCCGACTGCAGGGCGCGGAAGTCGGAATGGCCCTTCTGGTCGACCATGATGGCCTCTCCCTCGAAAATGAAGCTCTCCGCCTCGATCGCCGCCACTTCCTCGGCCAGCCGACGGTACCTTGCGGTCCAGTCAAAACCATTTTTGGTGAACAAGCGGATGCCTTCCGAATCCTTGATCACCTGGGTGCGGTAGCCATCGAACTTGATCTCGTGGCTCCACTCGTCGCCCGTGGGTGGCTTGTCGACCAGCTCAGGCTCCATCGGCGGGATGAACTTGAGACGATCGTCGGCGTTACCCATGCACTCGACACTCCTGGGACCGCGATTCAAGCCGCTGGGCGGCAATCGGTTCCGGAACATTTTAGCCGAATTGTATGAGAGGATGGTTATGGCAAGGATGGACGTGACGGAGTGCCGGGCCGCGCTCACCCTTATCAGGCGTACAATCGAGGAATATTGCCCTCCTGGTGTGCTGCCGAGCGAAGAGATGGTCAACGGTCTCTACGGCCCCGATCCGATCCATGAGGCGGAGGCGCTCGCGAGGGCGATCATTGAAACCGTCGAGCGGCTGAGCCGCTAACGGAACAAGTCGCTGTGCCGGAGGTTGAGGTAGCTCACCCCGCTATGATCAGCTCCTGTGCCGGCCGGCCTTTGCCTCCGGAGACGGAATAGAACAGCTCCACCTCCTCGACGGCGAAACCAGCGAACGTCTCCCGTATCTCCGGAACGTCATTGATCGAAAGGATGAAGTTGCCGAAAGGGCCAGGTGCGGCAGTTATCTGTTAATGCTGTCGAGCGGGTCGGACGCCAATCTAGTCCCGCTTCTCGGAAACTGACCCGAGCACCTGTCACGCGTTACAGAGCCACAAGCGAAACTAAATTCTACTCCGGCGCGAGTCCGCGTCTCAACCCCAATAAACCCGTCGCCCACAATGGCATGATTGGCATCGATCGCCGCACAAGCGCCGTTGACTGTTCCGCGAGGCGGGCGATAAGACCTATCGTGGGCCAGTGAGCGCAACTGACACCGCCGAGATTTGGTGTGCGCTGAGTTCGAGGGGGACTGCACAATGTTGTCAAGGTTGACCCAACACATACTGAAGAACGCAAACAAGCTTAGAGTGCCGGCCGTCGCCCGATCGGCTCAACGCGCTCGGCTGACATATCTTTCTGACGCAAAGTTTATCAGCCTTCGCGACACGATCAGGCAGTTGCAGCGTGAGAAGGTCCCCGGCGACTTCATCGAATACGGCATCGCGCTTGGTGGTTCGGCAATTTATATTGCGTCCGAACTAGATGGGGACCGTTCTTTCCACGGATACGATGTGTTTGGCATGATTCCGAGTCCCACTGACCACGACGACGAAAAATCCAAGGCCCGTTACGAGACTATCAGATCCGGACGATCCAAAGGTATTGGCGGCGACACCTACTACGGGTATCTAGGCGACCTGCTCGATAAGGTAAGTGCCAGCTTCAAGGACTTTGGCGTCCCGGTCGACGGCGAGAAGATCGTCCTTCACAAAGGCCTTTTCGAAGACACGGTTCACTTTCATCCGAAAAGCAGAGTGGCACCCGTCCACATCGATTGCGATTGGCACGATCCGGTCAAGTTCTGCCTTGAGCAGACCGTTGAAGCGTTGAGCTCGGGCGGATTCATGATCCTTGACGACTACAACGACTACGGAGGATGCCGGACGGCCACCGACCAATTTCTTGCAGGCCGTTCTGACTGCCGTCTGATACGAACCCTCCCTCATGCCGTGATCCAGCGATCATAGGTCGCCGTTGCGTTCCGTTCGTCACCTTGATTCCAACAAAGACCGCAGCGCCAGCCGAGATAGCCGTGCCACTATAGCCTCACCAGCAGTCGTCCGGTGCGTGCCGTCGATGTAATAGGTTGCGTTGGTATAGTCCTGAAGCTGGGATGCGGCACGAATATCGGCCAGAGCATCGATGTATCCCGACGCCACCGCCTGGGCCGCCAGCAGCGTGTTAATTGGTACTACGTCTGATTGCAGGAACGAACCGCTGGTCTGTGTATCCGCAAGATTGAGCAGAACGATGAAGAGCGATGGGTTAGCTGCCCTTCTAGCCTGGCAATAGGCCAGCATGTTGTCGACTGCCTGCTGCTGGGTCAGGGCGTTGACGCGCTTGTCATTGTAGATTTCCTGCACAAACAAAACAGGCTGATAGCCGTCGGCAATATATGAGGCAACTACGGGATCGATTTGTGTTGCGGCATCGGCCGACATCTGCTGTGTCGTCTGCCCGCCAGCGCCATAGTTGAGCACGGTTGTACCGAGAAAGCTTGCAATCTGTGTGGGCGACGGAACGTTGCCAACTACTCCGGCGAAATGCGAGTTGCCGTCAAACAGAAAGCGCATCGGCAGCAAGGGAGCGCCGAAAAGCCGAGCCGCAACATTGGCTTCGGCCACGGCTCCACCTGTAGCGTCCTCATCCATATTGAGGCGCACCTGAAGTCTGCTGGTGCTTACAAGCCCGGTCTTGGGGACGGTAGTCACTGTTGACGCCGCTTGCCAGCGGCCGCCATTAGCCTCGGCCGTTGCAGTGGAATATCGGAAAACGTTGGCTGACGTGACGCGAACACCAACATACTTGCCTGCGCCCACGGACAACGGCCGGGCCAACGGAATGTTTTGTAGCCCCCCGGCCGCAACGATGACGTACTCGACCGCCTCCTGAACGATATTGCTTCCGTCATCGTACCCAGCGAGGATTTCAAGGATGCCACCGCTGGCACCACCATAAACATCGACACTCGTAACCGTCCGGCTGCGAGCCATGGGCTCGGCATAAAATGTCGTGACAGCATTAACTTCGCTTGTGCCTACCACCGGATTTGAGCCAAAGGCGGTTTCCGAAAGAGTTAGGTCACGAAGCTGCTCCAACTCGTCCAGAACCTGGACAGCGCCAGCCTCCTCGATGATGAGGTTGGCTTGTAGTGTCGAGGTTGTAACAAGTGTGCTCTTTGGCATGGTGGAAGCACCTGCCGTGCCCTGCCACCGGCCGCCGTTGGCTTCAGGTGCAGTGGTGCGCTGCATTCGATTGGTGGCGGGGATGTCGAAGCCAAGGCACGCGCCGGCCGGATACTCAATCGGCGTCGCCAGATACACGGTTTGCGTCGAGTTGGCCGCCAGTGTGATGGTGCCTTTCTCTACGACGTTGATATCTGCCCCGGTATCTGTGGCATGCACAAGGTCGATGGGGCCGGCCGACGTGCCGCAAGCGATGACAGCCCCAACGATACGCCCTTTGCGCGGGCGCGGCTGCTTGTAAATTTGCAGAGTCGCGCTGGTGACGACTGCACCAGCCGCAGGGGCAGCCCGGCCAAAATTGAGGCGATTGAAAGCCGCCGACGCTGCTGCTGAAGTCGACACCTTCATGGCCGTTAGGTTGGCCGCCAAGTTCGCCTCGCCCTGTCGGGCATCGACAATCTCGGTGCCGCCGGGCAGATCGTAGGATTTGCTGATGGTGATGGCGTCGACACCGACGTTGATGGCGGACGTGTTCCTGACAGCCCACACCGAGCCGGCGGCAGAAAAGGTCGAGCCGCGCAGCTGGTCGCTCGTCGTGAAGCCTGGCGTTCGCGATGCTGCGCCAGCCGCAACCACCGTGTACGGCCCGTTTTCTGCCGGCGCGGCCTGGACAGGGAGCAATACGATATCGCCCGTGGCGACCACCACGCCGCCGATCGTTGCACCGTTCACCAGGCCGGATGCTATTACGACGCTGGCCGCAGCGATGGTTTTTACCGCGACTGGCGTCTTGGCTCCGATCGCGATCAACGATTCGACGTTGTCGATGCGGGTTTCGTGCCCATCGATGCTGGCCTCGGCCACCCCCATGCGGGTCGGCAGGTTCGCGGCGTCGAGAGTGTCAAGGCGTGCGTCGAGCGCGGCATCCGCATTCTCACGCGCTGCGGCCTCTTCGGCCAGCGCCTCGGCAATCGGCCCAGCTCCCGCGATCTGCTGGGCGTGATCGGCCATCGACTGTCGCGCCGAGCGCTGAACGCCGTCGATCGCAACATTGCCGACCACCTCATCCAGAGCGGCAACCAGCGGGAGGTCGGTACTGTATATGCCTATTTCGGCCATTGTCAGTTTTCCCTGTTTGTTAAGGCGCGACGTAGCCGCCGCAGTTGAAGTAGACCTGGGCGCCGGTGGTCACGTTGGCGACGTTCAGCGCTGTGTTGGCGCTCGATGAAAGCGGCGATCGGAATTCGATTTCCAGGCGGCCGCCGGCGGCCTTCAGAAAGCCGCGATAGAGCACCGTCGCGGCCCCGTCCTTGACCAGAATTTCGGTGTCGACGGTGGCATGGGCGTTTACTGCGGTCAGCCAGGTTATGTGGTTGCGCTGGCCCACGACCGCCGCCTTCACCGGGACATCAGCGGCGCCGGTCTCGCCGCCCGCAGCGGCGGCGTAGTGCCAGGTTGCGGCCGCCGGCAGGTTCAGCGCCGTCAGGTTCTGCGCGATTCGCTGCAGGCGGCCGTTGAGGCCCGAGGAGGCCGTATCGGTGCCTGGCGTCGCCTCGGTCAGGGAACCCAACAAGGCATCGTCGTCGGTCGAAAGGGTCACGCTGAAGCTGTTGGCCGCGCTCTTGGCGCCGAGCGTCGATGGTAGTTTGACGGACAACAGGCGTTTGACGAGAGCGATCAGCGAAAACGCGCCGGTGTCTGTCGTGGCGGCAGGATCGGCCTTGGCGCCCAGCGCCTCGTCCATTCCATCCCGCACACCGTGCGAGGGATGATGCTTGCCGCCGACCAACTCGGTGTCAACAGCTACATTCAAGCCGGTGACTGTGTCGGTCGTGTTGATCTGGCTGGCGGCCATGATGATGTCCTCTAAAGCACGAGCAAAAGGGCGGAATTGGCGGGCGCGGGCGGCACGAAGTCGTCGGAACCGATGGTGATGGAGACGATGTCGGTCAGGTCGCTCTCGACGCCGGCGGCGCTGACCGCCCAGGCCTGCAGCTCGACATCGTCGTCGAAGCTGTAGCCGGTCACATCGATGCTGCCCTCGGCCGGCGTGCAGGTCAGAGGCGGCTGCCAGACCAATGTGCCGGCCAGCCGGTGCTGCAGCTTGAACGCGACGACGACGATCGCGCCCGACTGTCCATCCCCCAGCATGACGACCAACCCGTTGGCGTCGCCGGTCTCGACCGTGCCGCTGTCGATGCCGGTGAACACCGGCACGGCCGGCTTGATCAGGGAAAGGTCGATCTCGGCGCCGACGCGGCCGCTCCAGGCCGGCGGCTCTTCGGCGTCGGTCAGCTCGTCGATGATGGGCGCGGCCGGAAGCATCGCCAGGACAGTCGAATTGTTCTTGCCGCGCGTGATGCCGGAAATGATCAGCGGAATGCTGTCGAGGGCGGCGGGGCCGAAATGGATGATATCGCCAGCCTTCGGCTTTTCGCCGCTGCCGGTGAGCCGCACGGCGGCACTCTCGCCGACGGCCGTTGCGACTGTCCGAACCACGCTGACGCCGATCGTATCGTCGGCATCGAACTGGCGGAAGCGGATGGCGTAGTTCTCGCCGGCCGTCATGGTGAAGACGCCATCCGTTTCGACGTGGTCGCCACGCACCGCCTTGACGCGCGCCGAGTGCATGGCCCGCTTCAGCACATCCCGGGCCGCCACGACCAGGTCGCCGGTGGTTGCCGTGCGCGCCGTGCCCTGCTGGACGGCCGAATAGCCGACGGCGCGGTGCATGATCTCGTATTGGCGGCGCCGCGCCTCGCGCCAGATCTCGTCCGGATTGGTCTTGCCGGGCAGCTTCAGCTCCTCGGTGATGTCGATCGGGCCGATATGGCCCGGCCAAGGAACGAGACGCTCGGCCTGCTGATAGTCGTTCGTCTCGTCGATGAACGGAACGCGCAGCGCATGCGGCGGCTCGAAATAGGAGGGCGACCAGCGGAAGTCGGATGAATTCCTTGGATTGATGTGGTCGGTCACCAGCTCGCGCGGCCGGTCGATGACGACGGTCCATTTTCGGCCGTTCCACTTCACGGCGGCGCGCCCGGCCGCGCCGATCGCCGCCAGCGTCTCGCCGAACGTGCTTTCGAAATCGTGGATGCGGTTGTAGGCGAGACCTTTGGCCGTGCAGAACTCGTG